GCCGCCGTCTTTCGAGTAGCAGAACTGGACCGCAGGATCTTTCATGGCATCTTGACCACTGTGGTTGCAGTGACGATCCCGAGGGCTTGACCCATGAGCCAAGGCCCCGGCGCCGCAGGCCCTGACGATTGGAACCCTGCGCAGGACTCAGCAATCGCCATATGCGTTCCAGAGAGCGGTGGGGTGTACGGGAATGCGAAGGGCAGAGGGAACTCAATAGCCTTCATTAGGGCCTGGCTGTAGGAAGCGCCATAAGACGCAATAACTAAAGTCGGGCCTCCAGAAAATTCGGAATCGACTATCGGGCTTGCAGGAGTAGTCGTAACTTGCCTGCTGCCTATAGAACAAACAGGCGCGCATGAAGGGTCAAATGAGCCGGATTTGATCCGAATGATCTGCGCTGTTGCGCCGCAACCCCTGTCAAAATCAAACGCCAAGCTTTCTCCAGCATCTGTCCCGGCGGGCATGTAGAAGATGCTATATCGCTGGCCTCGCTCATTCGAGAAGTTCTGAAAATCGCGCGACGAGATCTCTACCAAGGCGCTTGGCGCCGATATGTTGGGTGATTCGGCAGTGAGTGCGCCTGCGCAAATATGCGCAATCAGCATATCTCCGGGGTCGAGCGCTGGAACATCCACAGAAAGGCTGGTCCTGTTCATACTCGGCGTGCTGGCCGAAACTGCAATAATCTCGAAAGGTATCAAGATTGAGTCTTCGACCTGATCGGAAAGCCCATTCGCGTCCACTACGCGGACTACGAATCGGAAGAGGCCCGGCGGCACGAGCCCGCTTGCGCTCAGCTCGCCTGTTGCACTGAGGCTCAACTCTGGGGGCAAGGCTCCTGATGCGATGTAGACCCGGCGGATTGGCGAGTCGCCCTGCGTAATGGTGTACTGATAATTCGCGTAGGGCTGCCCGAAAACGCCGTTTGGCGCGTCACCCGAGATCGTCGGCCCCGCCGGCTGCACCGGGAACGCAGTCGGAGCTGAAGGCTCATCGCCCGTTCGCATGATGAGATCAACCATGTCAACCGAGAACCGGCTCCCGTTGGCATATGCGATTTGGGATGTGCGCTCCGAGACCAGCGGCTCACCATCGCCTTCGAACATGTAGTCCCAATCGAGGATGAACATTTTCCCGCTGGTCGAGTCGCAGCCGACCCACTCGCCGTTGCTGTAGAACAGGTCGCTCAGGCGCCAGCGGCGCGCAACCTCGTGCACGGGGTGATAAGACGAGCGACGGTGCCACAGACGCGAGGACACGTCGTAGCCCCAGGTCTGGCCGTCCGGGAACGTGCAGTAATAGACCTTGTGGCCCTTGCTCGACCAGACGAATGCGAACGCCTGCGACCAATCCGAATCTGCAATCGCATCCTCGATTGCGTGCGTGCTGATACGAACCGGGCTGTAGCCGTCGGCGCGGTAGAAGATGCCGTCGTTGCCGAGCCAGAATACCGAGTTGTCCAGCTTGGCCGGCGTAAATCGACCTGCGCAGCCCTGCTCGAGCGTGATGCCCTTTGGCTGGAAGGTGCCCTGCGCTGAGCCAGTGTTCTGGAAGAGTTCGACTGTGCGGTCACCGAATGCCCACACCTCGCCGTGATCCACCAGCATCGATACGATGCGGTCCGGTTGAGCCTCGGCCTCGAATCGATCGAGCGTGTTGTACTCGCTCGCATCGGTCAGATCGCTGTGAAACAGGTAGCGCCCGAACGGCTCCACCTGCATCAGGTAGCCGTCAACGAAGTCAGCCAGGAACGCGCCCGGATAGCCCTGATCGGTGATGCGGGTAAATGTCTGTTTGACCGTGTTCCACACGTAGCCGGCGTTGCCGTTGACCACTAGCAGCTCATTTCCGCCCGCGATCTGGTTGTGCGCCATCGAGACGCGGCCAACGCCTGGGACAGCTCCAATCGGTATAGCGACGCCTGCGTTGCTGATCTGGTAGAGCATCTGGCCCGACACCACAAACCGCCGGCCCTCGACATCGTGGCCGCCGCGGATCGCATACGCCGGACCGTCACCGATCTCAATGTAAGGCCGCAGCCCCGGCGGCGTCTTGAGCATGGATTGCGTCTTGGTGCCCGACACCTCCGCAGCAGTCGGCAGGTAGTTCACGCAGTCCTGGGCCGCCCACGAGCGCCCGCTGACGGTGTAGAAACCGCCGATGATGTCAACTGGGGTTGCCATCAGTCGTACTGGTCCGTGCGCGTGTTGTAGCGGGATCCCAAGCGGTCCCAGGTCATCGGGTTTGCGACGGCCACGTCACGGCGGAGGTCGGCCAAGCCTGCCTCGGCGATCGCATAGATCTCGGGGTCCATCGCCACGCCGTATTCGGGGCGAAGGGTTGCAGCGAGGTTGAACGTGATTGCCTGCTCAGCCTCTGCAGGTGCTGGGATGTCTTCGTCGCCACTGGAGACGGGACTCCACCCTATGGAGATGCCGTTGGCCTCCCAGCGCGTCATCATCGGGTTCAAGGCGGCGATAGCCGTTGCCACGTCCTCTGCCTGCGGCGTTTCTGTCGGGTCCACCACGCGCAGTAGTCGAAGCGCGCGCGTCACGACCGCAAGGACTGTAGGCATATCACCACCTCTGAAATAGAAGGAGGCCCCGAAGGGCCTCCTGGGTACTGCTGGGGGTTACTTCTTCGCCGGCTTCTTCGGCTCGACAACCTGGACCTTCAGGTCAGGCTGTGGCTCGGGCGCCGCCTTCTCTGCATCGGTGCGAGCTTTCTCGTCAGCCTTGGCCTTCTCGGCGGCCTTCCTCTCGTCGGCCGCCTCCTTGGTCTTGGCAAACTCGGCCGCTGCGTCCTGTGCCAGGAGGTCGTCTTCGTGGTTCCAGTCAGCCCCGTTGGACTTCGGGAAATCAGGCTGCTTCCAGCCATCCGCCTTCGCGTCCGCGATGTCGTCCTTGTGGAACAACGTCGGGTGCTCACCGTCCTTGACGAGATAGAGCGCGTGTTCGTTCTTGTCAGTCATAGCTGTCTCCTTAGACCTTCTGCACGAGGCCGATCGCGGCGAGCGCGTCGATCACCTGCTGGACGGTGCCGCCCGTTGCCGGGACGGTCGGGCGCGCGATCGGCGTGGTGCCGTAAGCGCCGACCTTGCTGTTGGCATTGCGGCCCAGCAACGTGCCGTCTGCAGTCTCCTGCGCGGCGGCGGCCTGGGTATCAGTGGAAAGGGGCATGTCTGTCTCCTATCAGGTGAAGTTGGTGAGATCGTTCGGGACGACCACGCCGAACTCGCCGCGCAGCACTGCAGACCCCCACAGGATGTCCACGCGGTTGAGGAACTGATCGTTGATCGTGTCGTAGTCGCGGATCATGCGAACGCTCAGTCCGCCCGGCCCGCCGATCTGGATGCGTGAGGCGTCCTTGTTCGGAGGCAGAGGCATGTCGACCGACGCGAAGGTCACGAAGTCGCGAGCGAAGGCCAGGTTGACGCCGGTCTGGTTGGCCGCACCGACAATCGTCACTGCCGAGTTGTCCGCAGGCAGGACGGTCACGTTCTGCTCCGGACCGCTCAGGGTCAGCGCCGGGCTGATCTGAAGGTTGCCTGCGCCGCCTGCGTAGTCCGCCGTGACCACGAACGTGCGCGGAACGCCCGTCGAGTCCTTGGTCGAGCCGTTCACCGCAAACACGTTGGCGAACGTGACGTGCTGGCCTGCGCGGATGGTGCCAGTGCCGCCATCGACCGGGATGATCGAGCCGCTGACGTTGGCGCCGTTGACCAGATAGCCCGCGGCGGTGCCAAAAGTGGCCGAGCCGACCGGCTGCGACGGCATGATCGCAGTCTCATACCAGTCGAAACCAGCGGCGCGACCCATCAGGCCCTCTTCGTACTGGCGCTTCAGCTGCGACTGGCTGTTGAACAGGCCCTTCAGCTGGTCGACCACCTGCACCGTGCCGCTGGTGTTCGTTAGCATGAAACGCTCAGTCGGCGCCAGGTTGTCGGTCAGGAGCTTGTTCGCCATCAGCGCGTCTTTCAGATCGAGCTTGCCATCGGCGTTGGGCACGAAGCCTGCAGCGAACGGCAGTGCGCGCGAGATGACGCGGCTCTCGATGCGCGATGCGAGGTCAGCGAGCGGCTGGTCCAGGTAGCGCGCCCGGAAGTCGTCGATATTGAGCGCGAGGTCTGAGCTGTTGAAGATCAGATCGATACCGGTCTGATCCGTGATCGACAGCGGCACGGTCTTGTCGACCATGTTGCCGGCATCCATGATCCGGCCGTCGCGGATGTTTTGACGGGTCGGGACGCGGATGTCGACGGTGCTGCCGATCTTTGCGCCGGTGACCGCGAACTCGTCCTTGTACTCCATGTTGATGCGGTTGAGGAAGGTGAACTTCTGCCGGAGCGTGGACAGGATTTCCCGCGTGATGAGCTTGGTAGTGAGGAAGCTGTTTGCCATGTCGGTTTCCCAGGATTATCGGTTTGGAAGCCCTTTTGCCTCACGTTCCTTTCGGCGCTGTTCCTCGTACTCGCGCTGCGACATTTCTTCGTAGTCGCGCTTGACCTGAGGGGAGCCGGAAAGGGTCGTCACGGGCGGCGGGGCGCGGGTGACGGCTGGCTGCGGCGGTGGCTGCGTGTGCGCTGGGGGCGCGCTCAACTTCGCCTCAATACGGCCGATCGCTCGGGCCGCATTTACGGGCGTCATCTGCGCGATTGCAGCGGCTTCCTCGATGTGCTTGCCCAGGTAGTACGCGACCGCAGGCGGGTCCTCAGCGTCCAGCACGAGTTCCGCCACCTCGTGGGTGATGGGCACATGCGGGGCCTTCGCGACCTGTTCGTAATCCGGGTTCGCTGCGATGAACGCAGCTTCCTTCTCGGCGAACGTGCGGTACTTCTGCTGCTTCTCTTCCTGGTCCTTTCGAGCCTTCTCTTCCGCACGTTCCTGCCCGCGCTTCCAGTCGTACCACTTCTTCTGGTACTCGGTTGGGTCGAAATCGCACGATTCGAGCGTCGGCTCTACATCGTTGGTTGCCGCTACGGGCGCGGGCTTCGACTCCTGCGTCGGCTGGCCCTGCGAAGCTCGCATTGCCATCTCACGCCAGTGGTCGCGCTCACGTTCTGCACTTCGCATTCCCGCTGTCAGCTCATCGATTCGCTTGCCCACGCCCCGGTTCTTGGGCTTGGACTGCGCATCGGTGCCGTTATCCGAAGTCGCCGAACCTTCGGGGTCGTTCTGCGCTTCGCCGTCGTCATCGCCGGATTCGATGGGGGCCGCAGTGGGCTGGTCCTTCTCAGTCGGCTTGCTTTCGGAGTCGCGCGCGGCAATTCCAGCGTCGAGGTGGCTGTTGTCCACCGGCTCACGCTTTGCTTCGTCAGTCATTTAGCGCCTCTAGGCGTGTTTTGCCCGGGGTGCCGCCCGGTGCGGTGCCGCTTACTGCGGCGGGTACATGTCGCCGCCCATAAAAAAACCGCCTTGCGGCGGCTGGGTCTGGGCGGCTGGGTCAGGTAGAAGCGGAGGCGCTAGGGACATCTGCATGGCCAACATCTCGCGCTCTGTCTCGAAATTGGTTCGGTTCGCGTCTGCGGTGTACTTGAGCGCCTGGGCCGCATCCTTCTCGGCGCCGGCAATGTCCTTGGGATTCGGCTGCGGCGGCGGGGGTGGCTGTTCGCCTTCCTCCGGCTCAAGCAAGCCCGCGTCCACGAGGATCTTCCGTGCGGCCTTCTTCACGTCCTCGAGGCCGGGCGTATCGATGCTCTTTAGGAACCCGTATTTGGCGACCATGCCGATCGGCGACGGGTCGTTGGACAGTTGAAGCAGCGCCTCAGCCGCTTCCATGCGCTGCGTGGTATAGCTCGGACCGACCGTGACAGAGATGTCGAATCGCCCCCGCGACAGGTCATTGAGCGTGACAATTCGGCCGGTTTCCTCGTCTCGGATCGGCTTGTTCACCCGGATGACCTTCTCCGCACCATCCTCACCGATGATCCGGATCTGACGCTCGGTGTCGTAGATGGCCGTCACCAGGTCGCTGGTGACTTCCTCGTCGTACTTCTTCGCAAAGGACAGGTTGTCGAGGTAGTCGAAGTTGGCGACATCGCCCTCGCGCTGGCGGGCGATGATCGCGCGACCGCTCGTCTCGTTGCTGCGGGCTCCCAGGCTGGCATCGTAGATGCCTGTCGCCGCCTTGATGTCGTCGCTGCTGATCTGCGCGGCCTGCGCCAATGCGGCGGGGAATGCGGGCGGCATCTCGCGCGACGGCTTACCACCATTCGGCTTGCTCGCGTCGCCGTTGTAGAGCAGGACCGGCGGCTTGTTGGTCCGCATGCCTTGGTACTGCGCCTCATAGCCCTTGATGCTCGCAACGTCGGCCATGAACGGGCTGTAGGGCTGGTCAGCCAAGACCTCAATGAAGGTGCTGCGCTCGTAGTTGTACATGCGCTGCGCGTCCTTGGCGAAGCGGACGGCGCCAAAGAAGATCTCACGGCCTTTGAGCGTCAGGATCTCGCCCCACACCGGGATTAACGGGATGAAGCGCCCGGCCCACTCGTTTGGCCCTTCAAGGATCTCCGCGCCAGAGACGATGCTGTGCCACACCTTCGTGCGGTCAACCCAGCGGCGGCGCTGCTCGGTGACGCCCTGCGCTGCCAGCTCTTTGCGCACCGACTCCAGCTCTTCGTCCACGTCGTAGACCGACCCGTCCGACATCAGCACGATCTGGACTTGCTCGGTCGTCTTGTACCAGTACTCAGCTGCGACGACCTCCTTCTCGTCCCACCAGTCCTTGTCGAGCTCGGTTGTGCTGTCGACAGACACGAGCTTGGCCTTGGGCCAGCGCGATCGGAACTCGCCGCGGGAGAGCGTAGTGTCTACGAAGGCAAACCGAGCGTCGCGCCGGTCCTTGTTCTTCGATGCCGGGTCGAAGGTCACCGAATAGGGGTTGGCGATTTCCTCCTTGATGATGACCTGATCGAACCCACCGTCGTCCTCGTAGGCCGTGTTGATTCTCCACACGCCGAAGCCGCCACCAACAGCGAACTGGAATGCGGTATCGCAAGCACGCTCGGCATCGGAAGCGCTATCGATATTGCGCAGAATGCCCTGCCGGATCTCTGCCAACTCTGCGTCGCCGTCCTCCACCGCCCTCACCTTCGCCTGCGGCCTGTTCTGGCGCTGGTCGTTGGTGATCTGCTTCATCGCCTGGCGCACCTTGTTGACCGAGTAGCACGGGCGCCCCTTGCGGCTCTCCGCCATCCACTTGTCCCACTGGCTCTCAGGCGTGAATGCGAACTCCATGTCCTCGCGGGCTTTGTCGTACTGCGGCTGCCAGTATTCGCGCGCCATCTTGTGGCGCTCGAGCATCTCCTTGTGCAGGTCTTCATTGCTGACGCCAGGACGCTTCTCGGCGTACTTCGGATCGCCGGGCTTTGTCTCGGTCATCACGCAAACTCCGAACTGAAGTTGAGGCGAACTGGCGCCGTTTTCTCTTTCTGCGTTGCGTGGTCGACGGCCATCAGGCCGAATGCGTCCGCACCGTGGCTCGACCAGTCGTGATTCGGGCCAAGGCCAATGTTTCGCTTCTCGTCGATCTTCTCGTGATACCAGCCCAGCGCATCACGACCGGCTTCCGTCGGCGCCTCGTTGAACCAAACCGAAGGCAGTAGGCGACGCACGGCCTCAACACGCGCCATCGCAGCGCCTGCACCCATGTTCGGCACCACTTGCACCGTGAAGCCAGCAGCGCGCAGCGCACTCGCGTAGCTCACCTGGTGCACCTTGTCGTTCGTGTTGCCGTCGTGCGGGAGCACCACTAGCGCCGTCTCGTAGCCGTTCGAGCGAAGCCACGCGATGTGCGTCGCAAGCGGCTGGCCCACAGCCTCGTAATAGTTCAGGACGCGGACCTCTTTACCTACGAACTGATCGATCCAGATGGCGCAGGCGTCGGCCTTGGCCCCGGTTCCGCCAATGTCGAAGTGCGCCCGGATGGTCATCAGCGGGTCCGCTGCGACGCGGCCGATGCGACCCTCTACTTTGGCCTTCAGCAGATCCTTAGCGAAGTACGCGCCGCTCTTCGTCTTAGCGAACTCCCCATCCCAGATGTTGCCGTAGTCATCCGGGTTCTCCCGGAGATCCCGCTGGCGATCTCGCTCAAGCTTGGCTGGGAACTTCTTGTTGTCACTCCAATTCAGCTCGACAACTTTCACCAAGGGGTCTTCCGAGCTGCGAAATCGGCGCTCAACAGCAGCCGACTTGCGCATCGGGTTCCAGTTCACCCACAACTCGGCGTTCCAGTCCTCGTTTTCCTCACGCAGGGTCGGGATCAGGATCTTCCAGGCTTCGTCGGTGACCGGCTCGGCCTCGTCGACCCAGCAAAGCAGAATTCGGCCTTTCGACTTGACGCTGTTGATGTTGCGATCGAGGCCGGCGAACGAGAACCACACGTTGCCGTCGCGGCTGCGGACGAACTTCTGCCCGATCTCGTAATAGGCCGACAGATAGGCTTCGTCCTCGATCGCGCGCTTGATCTCCTCAAGCGACGAGTCGTCCAGCGAATTCATGAACTGCCGCGCGCAAAGGATTTGACCCTTGATGCCGGCCTGCCCGTAACGCATGCCCTGCACCGCCGCCATCTTCGCGAAGCTGCGCGTCTTGCCTGAGCCGCGGCCACCGTAAGCGCCGCGCACGTCCGCCCGGCCCTGGAAGACTGGAATCAGCTTCTCGGGCAGGTAGACCCTTGCCTCCGTCATTCCAGCGGGGCCAGCTTGAACGTCGTGACGTGCTGAACCGGCCCGCCGTCCTTTCCGTACAGCTCAGTCTCCGTCTTGTCGCTCCAGCCTTGGTTCTTCAGCCAGAAGATCGTGCCCGCAGCATTGCCGCCCACAAGGCCTTGCTCCCACTCGTCCTCAAGCCGCGTCCTGACCCTTTTTACTGCGTCCAAAAACCCCTCCCGCTCTCCGTAGTTCAGGAGCGATTGGCGGCTACTCAGACCCAGCGCGAGAGCCAGTCCATTCACCGTGGGTCGGCGGTCCGTGGACTCGCACTTGTCGAAGTACTCGTTGGCCAGCCGCTCAAAGTCGGCCGGGCTTTCGATGGATAGCGGCCTGCTCACGGCACAGCCTCCAAGCGCCGCGGCCCTTCAACCCATGCCTGATCTGGGAATGAGGGCGCCGACTTCACGCGGATGTAGTGCCACGCCGAGATGACCCGGCCGGCGCTTGTGGTCAGGCTGGCGCGGATGCGAGTCCTGCCGCTGTACTGGGCATTGATCGCCACACTGGCCTGCTTGCCGCCTTCCTCGATGGACGGGGCCAACATGCGGGCGTTCATCGTGTCGTCTGTCTCCCATGCGGCGGACACGATCGTCTCGCCCTTGTCGAGCATCCCGGTCGCGTCCGTCACCAGCCGTGCCGACTCCGAGGCATACACCGCCTTGAAGAACACGCGGTCGCGCTGGTACGCGCTCAGGCGGTTCACGAGGTCACCGATCATTGCAGCCTCCCCTGAGCCTGGTAGACGAAGCGAGGTTTCATTGCCCTGCCCTGTCCGCCATCACAATGGCTTGGCAGGCGCGGGTTTGGTCGTCGGCGTCTCGGCCGACTTGAACAACAAGGCCCGCAATCTCTGCTCGAAGTCGGGCGTCCTCATCACGCTGGATGGCGGAGGCGGCAGCACTGGACAGGCGATCGGTCGCGCAGCCTGCGAGCTCGTCGCGCAGCCGGAGATCGCCAGACTGCAGATCAGCAACAACAGCGCCGGGAACACCCGCCGCATCCCGTCGATCATCCTCATGCCTGTCTCCGATGTCGGCCAGCTTCCCGGCCTGGGTGTGTTCGATGGCGCGGGCGTCCTGCACTGCCTCGACCACTGCGGTGGCGTCGGCCGTGTCGCGCTTGGCCGTGGCTGCCTCAGCCCGGTCACCACGCCATAGCCAGCCCGCACCGACCGCGAAGCCGGTCCAGGCAACGAAGGTCAGCACAGCGATCAGGATTCGATTCATGGCCCCAGCAACTCCGATATGCGTCCCAGCAAGCGGTCGATTTCGCGAGCGGCCTTCTGGACTGCCGCACCGCTGTGCGTGGCGTCCGGGTCTACGCGCATCTGGTCCCACACGATTCGACGGAAGTCACCGACCAGGCGGGTCAGCTCGGCCCGCACGTGCTTCAACTCGGTCTGGTACAGCGCCACGCGGTCCAGGTCAGCGACCAGCAGCGGCAAGACGGTCAGTGCGGCGTGAACCCTCTCGTGCGAGGGGGCGCTCAATGCGGCCCGTCCCTGCTCCAAGTGGGCGCGCAGCTCCTTCTCGCCTGTCATGCCACCGGCTCGCCGCCGAAGCCTCTTACCTGCGTTCGCAGCAGGTCCACCTCGACCTTGAATCGCGCGATCAGCGCCTCTGCCTCGGCCAAGTCGCGGCGCAGCTTCTGCTCGTTCGCGTGCCTGGTGGCGATCTCTTCATCCAGCTGGGACCGCAATCGGGCTACCAACTGCCCTAGGCGTTTCGCGTCCTGAGTGAGGCCGTCATAGATCACGTCCTCCATCTTGTCCTTGCGCTTCCGGTGCAGACCGACCATCCCGAGAATGGCCGTAATCAGCGTCCCGATGAAGGCAAGCAGTGCCTGGGTGTCAGTCATGCCTGCGACCTATCCCGTGAGGTGGCCTCGGTCCGCATCAGAACCCACATGGCCGCCAGCGGGATCACGACGAGCGGACTTGCCAGGGTGGTGGTGTCGCCTAGCAGGACAGCCGGCGCCAGAAAGGTCATCAGCCACAGGGCACACGAGAAACTGTTGCAGGCCCACGCCCAGAATGGGCGCGAGGTCTTGTCCCACAGCCGCCAGAGGAGCAGCGCGGCCGCCAGCAAGTGGGCGTAGGCCCACAAGTCCGGATCAGCGATGTGCTCCAGGGTCACGCGCTTGGGGCGCGCGATGATCGGGTCAAGAACCAGAAGCTGGATGCCTTGGAACAGGGATGCGACGAATAGCATGCCCATCGTGGGGCGCGTCGACCCCTCACGAATGGCGCGAGCGAGTTCGAGGGTCACTTCCGGCCCTCGAACACAGCGCGCTCATCTGCGCGGCGGTTCACCAGCCCCTGCATGACTCTGCCGCCTGCCTTGTTCCAGCGGGGGAACTCACCGGCGGCGCCGGACTTGTCGCCCGCGTTGAATTTCCGCAGTAGCGTCGAGCCCTTGAACGCCGACAGTCCCACGTTGTAGGCCAGCGAGGTCATCGCGGCCAACTCCCGGGGCAGCACCGGCGCGGTTACGGCCGACTGCACGCCCGCCATGAACTTGCCGACATCCTGGGACAGACGTTCGTCAGCCTGGGCCTGCGTCCATGTCACACCCTTGCGGATGCCAGGGCCGGTGCTGCCCCATCCGATGGTCCAAGGGGCGCCGCCCGTACCCGGATCCGGGTATGCCGTCAGCTTGCAGCCCTCCCACCGCTTGATCAGCGGCAGGGCGATGTCCAAGGCCGGGTTGGC